GGACTAATAACAATAATAATACCCCCTTCCTTAGGAGCTACCTTAACTCCAACAACGTCAAGACGTATAAGCGCAAGGTGGCGAATTTTAATAGCGCGAGGGCGGCGCGCGCACGGCAGATGTGAAAAACAGGTTCTGTGCCCGTGAGGTGTCCCGGGCGACATTGGTCATTCACAAACAAAAGCCCCACCTGCTAAACCATGACTGTTAACTACTCTCTATTCAAGTTTGATCATCCCGGTGCCATCTGCAAGTCGAACTGTCTGGTTCGTCTGAGCATAGGCATCATGGGGTCTGACGTGTACAAGATCGTCAAGTACTCCCCCGAACACCGTGAAATGGGCCAGGTCATATGGACTACGCGCAAGGGGATCAGTTCGGTCGCCATCACACCGGAAGAGAAGGTCGATCTTGAGCGTATTCGACAGACGACCAACTACTACAACACCGAACGTGATCACCCCAACCCCGATGCACCATATATGGCTGCTCAAGCTCTTTGGCGTGCCTATCATTTAACGTCGAACGTCGACTTTGCGAGTATGTTTGTCACTCAGGGGGCGTGGATTATCAACGCAGGACTCATGGTCCTTGCCGAATTTCGGTGTCACGAGTTGATGGAGACTATGATCAAGATGGGGGCCAATGTTCACGACACTCATAACGGCTATAGCATCCTCGAACTTGTTCTGTCTGGCATCGGATATGATGAGCGCAAGAAGGTGAAGGAGATGGTCGCGTGCGTCAAGATCCTGCGTAAGCACGGCGTGACTGCGAGAGATGTGACTCACGATGCTGTCAAGGAGTACTGTGTGGAGTACTCCAGAAAGTCCGCCTTCATGCGCTCCTTCATGAATGTGTAAAAATTAGTGTTCTGTGCCGCTCAAGCCTCACGTCTCGTCTGCCAAACACCAAAACAAAGATGACTAACCGCACCGAGGTCCTCTCTATGATGATCGGATTGATGAAAAAAATCAAGACCGTGACCAATCGAGATCAACACTTTGACCTGCTGGAGAATGCCCAGATACTTGCGAGCATTCTCCAAGAGGTTACTATATATGAAAAAAACCTACTTATGGATCTGGATGTTGACTGAGTTACAAAAACCTGTCCTGCTTGCGTCAGGGCTCGGGCCCATCTAGACCAAATCACCAAAAAAACACATGGCTCTCCAGATCCTCCACCAGCTCGAAGCCGCTTCCGGCCGCCTTGAGAAGGAGGCGATTCTCAAGGCTCACGCGACCGACCAGACCTTCAAGGAAGTCTGTCGCTTGACCCTCGACCCCCTTACCAATTTCTATATCAAAAAACTGCCCGAGGCGGGTGTGGCGCGCGAGGGTTCTGACACGTGGACCCTGAGCGCGGCCCTCGAGTCCATAAAGATGTGGCTTGCGACACGTAAAATGCGCGGCAATGACGCCACGACCCACGTCCGCCGCCTCTTGACGTGCCTCGAACCGGACGACCGTGAGGTCATCCGGCGTGTCCTGGGCCGGAGCCTCAAGTGCGGTGTGAGCGAGTCGACGGTCGAGAAGATCTGGCCCGACCTGAAGCTCAGCTACCCTTGTATGCTTGTGAGCCAACTGACAGAGAAGACCAAGGTTAAGTTCCCGTGCATCGTCCAGACCAAGATGGACGGTATGCGGTTCAACGCCCACGTGACCAACGGTGACGCGGTTTTCCGGTCGCGCGCGGGCAAGGATCTTGCGTTTGAGGGCCTGCCCATCGAGGCCGACTTCCAGAAGCTTCCCGATGGCGTCTATGACGGCGAGCTGCTCGTGGCCAACTGCGACCGCAAGACGGGCAACGGGATCCTGACCAAGTTCCAGAAGGGCACGGGCACTTTGGCGACAGGGCGCGATATCCACGCCAAGGTTTGGGACGTGATCCCGGTGGCGGACTTTGCCAAGGGTGTGTGTTCCACAGGGTACATAGAGCGCTTTCGGGTCCTCAGTGGGACCCTGAAGTCTGCTCGTCCCAATACCATCATACTTGTCCAGACGTGGCTGGACGTCAAGAACATCGAGGAGGCGCAGACAATCTACAAGGAGCAGCTGGCCAAGGGTGAAGAGGGTGTGATCCTCAAGGACCCCAAGGGTCCATGGGAGGACAAGCGGGTCAAGCACCAGGTCAAGATGAAGGCTGAGCTCGAGGCCGATCTGCGCGTCACTGGGTTCCTTCCAGGGACGGGCAAATATGAGGGCAAAATTGGGTCGCTACTGGTCGAGTCGGCCGACGGCAAGGTCAAGTCGGCGGTCGGTACCGGTCTGAATGACGAGGAACGGTCATGCGACCCTTCGGTTTTCATCGGGCAGATAGTGGCCGTCAAGTACAACGCGCTTATTGATGATAAGAAGACGGGTCAGAAGAGTTTGTTCCTGCCGGTGTTCGTGGAAATCCGCGAGGACAAGAAGGTGGCTGATACCATCTAAAAAGTGTCCTGTTCGAGGCAGGCTCTCGGGCGTCGCCGGTCGGTCACCCAAAAGCCCTTGACCGGAATGGAGGACGACTGCCCCGTGTGCTGCCAGGCCCTCGAGTGGTGGCCCACGGCTACAACCACATGCAACCACAAATTCCATAAAGAGTGTCTGAATAAGTGGAGCGCTATGAAAAAAACATCGTGTCCCATGTGTCGGCACTCACCCGTGGCTGTCAAGACGACGACGTGTGAACGTGCCACGTGTCAGGCTCCGGCCCTAACAGGGCGTGGGTTGTGTATGGACCACGCGGTTCAGAAACACTTCAACTTCATCCCATGTGGGCCCATGACGGTGGGGTAGGGCCTTGTAAAAATTCGTGTCATTCTCACACCAGGTCCGGGTGGTTGGGTGTGAAATCAGATAAAGCGAGATGACCCCAGACCAGGCGGCTAACGTGATTCAGAACGCCTGGCGCCTTTTCGACGACGCGCGCAAGGATCGGGCGCTCGACGAGTACAGAGCAGAGTTGTGGGAGACGTACTATCACGAGTGTTGTACACCGGGGGCTTGGGAGTTTTATTGACACGAATGGCTAGTTCGCGCCTGGCGTCTATTATTCATATACCCTAATTCCCTTGAAAAAAAAGTGTGGTGTCTTCGCCAAGATCGACCCAGGTCTGTAAAGACCCCACACAGTGTAAAGATGTCGGGACGCTGCCACCCCGAGTCCCCTTTCGGCAAGGCTGTCAAGGCCGTGCTCGACAAGGTTCGGGTGGTGAACGCCCACCTGTCCGAGGCGGAGCTCGATGTGAAGTTGCGCGAGGCCCGTGACGAGTATTGCCGGGAGATCAGGGAGAAAGACATGGCTCGTGCTCGCTGGGTACTTGACACCGCAAAGTGATCACCCAAATGAAACCAAAATAGGTAGTCACCCCCTTCCAACAATTTCAAAAATAGATTTTATCCGGTCATAACAGAATTTAATTTCAAAATAGGAGTGGTCTTCTTACCGAAGTTCCAACCGGCTGCACCGTTTCGGGCGTTCTCGGCTTGTGAGCACGGTTTGAGGTGGGCCTTCCTATTGTCGAGACGGTTCCATGTGAGGTGGTCGACCACCAAATCTTCAGGGAAATTCATGAGGTACCTGTGCATGGTGAAATACTTTTTCAGAATTCCGTTCCAGAATTGAGCGTATCCTTCGGGTGTCAATTTCCAGGCGTGTCTCTTGAGGTCACTTAGGTCCTCGGGGTCCACCCGGGCAAAAGTCACTATGACCCCCTTGAACTCTATGGGAACCATATCTGGAAATAGATTCTCACCAGGCTTTCTCAAATTTGAAACAAAATTGAAGAGGTTCCCCGGGCCATGCGCCACCGGTTGCCCCTTCAGCTTGTACCATTTATGTTTCAAAATTGATTCATGTTCCATGGGGGTCACGTTAACCAATACAGAATACAGGAAGTTCCCATGACAAGTCACGGGAACTTCCATACTTACACGGAGTCATACAATTTTAAACCAAAATTAGTTCCTATCCGGTCATGGTAATTTCAAAACAAAATATATACTTTCACATATGC